ATCTTGCTGCATCTGGATTGCAGTAGATATTTTTGATTCCTAGAAGAGCATCTTGAAGTTCTTGTCCATGATGTTGTAATTCGCACCAGAAATTATACAAAGGTTCATACAGGTCATTGCCCCAGACCTCTATATGAGGATATCTCTTTGTAATTTCTAATGCTACAGACCCACCACCTATGAATGGTTCTCTAAATTCTTTTACCTGGGTAAGGTCTGGGAGGTACTGGAACAGCTTTACTACTGCTCTGCTCTTCCCTCCTGGATACCTGAGTGGTGTCTTCAGTGATTTTATTGTTGTTGCCATGATAAGGATTCGGTCTCTTGAGTTCAGTCATTGTTACCACCTTGGTATTGTATTATAATTTAGCACACTTTATCGAAATTCGCAACTCATCATGATTTCGGTTAAACAGGCAAGCATATTAATCTCCTGATCTGGAACAATACTAATGTCCCTCATATACTTGGCCATGATAAGAACTGCTTCTGGTATAGAAGATGGTTTCAATACACCATACAAACTATCATATACTTTACGCATAATACTACTAGGATCATTATCCATGTGTTGTACTACCCAGTCTTTAACAGTTTTAAAATCTTTCTGTGCTAACGCCGTAAGTAAATGATCAAGGTTAACATCAGCAACGTCCACGAGGATAGCACTGTCAATGGATCCAGTTGCAGAGTACCTCTGACACTCGTTAATAAGACGACGATAATCGGGATAGTACCGCTTAATGAGCTTAGCAACAACTTTGTCTTCAAACGTGACATTCTCATTGTTTAAAATCCATCTAAGACGATCAAAGAATTGACCTTGTAATGATACACTCTGTCCATTCTTTACACGAAAATCAACCACTGTACATCTAGAATGTAATGGTTCAATAATCTTATTGATAAAATTACAAGTAAATATAAACCTACAATTACTGTGAAACTCCTCCACAGCACTTCTGAGGGACAATTGGACATCGTTGGTTGTGTTATCTGCTTCGTCTATAATGACGACCTTGTGGGACGCTCCAGAGGTCAGTGAGACTGTTGAAGCAAACTGTCTGATTCTGTTTCTAACAGTGTCAAGAAATCTACCTTCATCAGATCCATTAATCATAATGTAAGACGCACCTATTTCATCACACAATGCTTTCGCAATGGTTGTCTTACCTACACCAGCAGATCCAGAGAGAAGTAGATTAGGAAGTTCCTTTTGTTCTACAAATCCCTTAAAGACATCTTTAATACTATCAGGTAATATACAATCCTCTACTATAGTAGGACGGTACTTCTCAACCCATAGAAATTCTTTGCTCATTATCTAAAACTATATTGAAGGAAAATGTCATTCTCATTGTAGCACTGGTAGATGGTTCTACGCAATGCTCTAGGTACGGTGGGAAAAGTATCACATCACCATCATTCAAATCTGGCCTCAATGTATCAGCAAAGTAATTTTGAAAAAACTCACTTTTATGAGGAAACTTATGCATCCTGTTATTATGATCAGGACGTATAAAAGTTGTTGGACTTGCTCTCTTGTTATAGTATATTCCACACCAATAAGGAGGCTTAGCTAAACAACCATTCAAATGTGAATGTGGTTCTTGTCCCTGTGTATCATGGTAGATATTATACCAGAAGTTTTCATACTTAAACTTATCAGGTATTTTCATTTCCCGAAAGTTTTCAACCATCTCTTCTTTTAAATCTGCCATGAGGTTATCTCTAATTTCAGGAGAGACAACTGGATCATCATCTTTAATATTAGGAAAACTAGAATTAATAGATGTTGTCCATCCATACGGCCTTCTATCACTCTTCTCAACATCAGCAAAATTATATTTGCTATGTTTAGAAAAACTAAAAGTAATTAAAGGAGTAAAGAAGACCTTATACAACATTATTGTGGTTCTAAAGCAATGTAATATGTAAGATCTAATGTGGTATTATTCCATTCAGAAATCAATCCCTTAGATACTTTAACTGTATAATCACCAGGTAAAAGACGAATGTTTTCTATCTTAATATCCAATGAATAATCTCCAGTACACTCACCAGCAATATCTTGCTTATATGTGTTACTAGTATCATTCTCTTTGTCTTTAAGAACTAATCTAACCTTACCATCCTTAGACTGGAATGACATATCAGGAAGATCATATACAGCAGATGCTTTCTGTAATGCAATTAGATCTTGTTCTGTAAGATTAAATTGTATATCTGCACCTGGAAAGTTTACATTCTTTTCTGGTGCTGACTTAAGGGTGATCTCAGGGTCAGAAAAATAGTACTTGACAGCCCGACCATTGCCAACAATGCGAACAAAGTCGTCACTGGAGAAGTCCAATGAAGGATTGTCAAACAAAGAGATGCCAGAAAGAAACTGACTGAGATCATATATCGCGAAGTCCACAGGAAATATTTCCTCACTTGTGAACTTAGAGAGAATGTTCTCTGCGTTTGATATAGTTCGTAAGGTACTCCCCTGTTTAAAGACGATGCTAGAATTGATCGTTGCGTAATTTTTGAGGACATCTAATGTATTTCTAGATAATGTAACTTTGCTCATCTGTCGTAATCAACTGTAAAGGACGTAGACCCAGTTTGTAATGCTGCTGCTTTTGCAGCCTTGTCATTAAAATGAAGAAGTAAAATGCCGTAATGAATAATCTTTATAATATCTTTACGTGCTGATCCTTTACGATCATAACGTGAAGCATACTTTAATACATTACTTCTACAAAATGCTTCTGCATCACCAACAGAATCAATGAGGTCAAGAGTCTGAACGTTACCGACAGAATAATGACCTCTATAAGTTTGACTTATGTAATCAGAAATCTCCTTAAGGAGTTCATCTTCATTATATTTCACGGATTCCATACGTATTGTATCTTATCATGATAGCACTCTATGTCATTTCCGTCAAGATCTATAAGACGGATTTTGTGCTTTGCACTGGAAGGAGTACCAACTCCCTCCAATATTCTACCAGACTTACCATCCTTAAGGATAGCAATGTGGCCTAAGTACCCATTTTTACTCGTCATCGTTCTCCTCCGTGGTGACTTCAGCATCAATCTTATCGTAGAGTTCAATGAATGATTGCTTAGTTTCATCATCAAATCTATTTACACAAACCTTGATTGCTTTCATGCGATCTTGCCATATAGCAAAGGCACGAATAACGTGAACTAAACGGCGAGTACTGATAACTTCATCTATTCCACCATCCTTAAATGTCTTACGAATGATGTCAGACCAGTTAGCAAGATTAGCACAGAATGCTTCATCAAGTACACCTAGATTAGAAGCAACCTTCTCAAGGATTCTCTGCTCAGTCTTAGGAGTTGGATACTCCTGCTCAAAGGTTAGTGCAAATCTCTCAAGGAATGCTTCATTAAGAACATTAGTTCCTATGAATCTACCATCCTCAGATCCCTTACCTTTAGTATTTGCAGTTGCAATGATATTGAATCCAGAAGCAGGTCTTACGAACTTACCAATCTTCTTCAAGAACACACCTTTGCCTTCAAGAATGGATTGTAAGCATAGTATCTTGTTACTCGCCAAGTCAACTTCATCGAGTAGCAAGACAGCTCCTCTTTCGAGTGCTTCCACGACAGGTCCGTTATGCCAAACAGTTGACCCATCAACAAGACGGAACCCACCAATAAGATCATCTTCATCAGTTTCAATGGTAATGTTTACACGAATTAATTCACGACCTAGTTGAGCACATGCTTGCTCTACACTAAGTGTCTTACCATTACCAGAGAGTCCAGTAATGAATGTAGGATAGAACATCTTAGATGAAAGTATCTTCTTAACATCATTAAAGTTTCCAAAAGGAACATAGTTTGGATCCTTATCTGGAACAATATTTCTATCTTTAACAACAGGTTCAACAGCAGGAGCTTTTGCTTGTTTCTCAAAAACTTCTCTTGCTTCTTCAACAGTAAGATTCCACTTACCACGACCAACCTTAACAAGTTGTGGTAGTTTGTTCATTCTCTTAGTAAGGCTCTGACGTTTAACGTCGAATTTGTCAGCAGCATCTTTTATATGGTCACTATTAATAGTTTCACCATACTGTCTAAAGAATGAAAGAAGATCATCATCTGTAAATTTCGCTTGAAATGGCATCGGTCAAATTTGTTTGTATGAATATAGTATAAGGGATTATGAAAGGAATGGGGAAGATAGTAGACACTTCCCCAACTGGTTACGATACATGTCCTATAAAGGATGATAGTAACTTTTTATTACTTCCTTTTGTTTTAAGCATTTTCTTAAATGCTCTAGTAATCTGTCCTTTAGTTGCATCTTGTGCAACTTCAAATTCAGCATCATCATCTAATGCAGTATTAGCAATAGCATAGAGAGCAGTGAATGACATTGGATTAGGAATGATAGCAGACTTATCCTTCCTCCACTGCTTTTGAACTTCTTCATAAGATGTTTCTCTACTGCCATATCTACCAACAAAAGTTGATAGATCTCTTGCTGAAAGAATACGGAATCCAACAACAGATACTTCAGGATGACGATCTCTAACCTGCTGTATGAAGGTTGAAGTTACCTCAGAGAAATTACCATTAAATGGCTTGTATACTCTACCAGTCTGACGATCACGTAAGCATGTATTATAATCTACACGGCCAGGACGAACATCAAAATCTTCAACATATTCTTTACGAACTTTTCTACCGTAAGTGGCAGATGCAGATTCACCATCAGTTAATATACAAACATTAACTTTCTGAAGATCATTGTTT